ATCAAGACAACTTTTGAAGGCGTACAGGGGATATCGACCGGAGGCCAGGCAGAAACGCTTACCGCAGTGGCGCCACTGGTGGACAAAACTATTGATGTGGCAGCGGCCATGCTGTTTCCCTCTAAGGATAACTAATCAGTAAATAGTGAACAGCTCAAACGGCTTGAACGGAGCAAGCAATGAGGGGATCGTCGATTAGATGGCAGATGAAGGGGGCCTGGCAAAAAAGAGTGAGGATTTTCATAACCGTATTGCGCTGATGGCGTTTCGGAAAAAGGAACCGGCGGCAATGAGCAACCGATATTGCGAGGATTGCGGCGGGAAGATCCCCGAGAAAAGGCGCCGGGCGGAACCGGGGTGTACGCGATGTGTGGTGTGTAAAAACAAGGCCGAAGGGCGTGGTAAAGGAGAAATATTATCATGACAGATCCGAACGCGGTCAGGCCGTTTTACGAGAGTTGGCAGTTTTGGTGGCAGATGCTGATGCTTGTCGGGATCGTGGTAAACGGCATTTACTCATGGTGGGTCAGTCGCGAGAAAGTGACCGGGCGTCGGTTTGCCGCACTTGAAAAGGAAGTGTCAAAACGTGTTACCGAAACCGCGTTAAAGGAAAGTGATACCGTCCGCGAAAAGCGCTGCCTGGATCATCTCAAGAAAACCCACACGCTGGAGTTATCCGTGAAGGGCATAGAGGTTGGAATAGAGAATATGCCGGGGCAGAAAAGCGTCAATGAGCTACATGGCCGTGTGACCGATCTGGCAAAAGAAGTCAGCAAGATGGACGGCAGCCTGAAAGGTCTCAGCAACCAGGTAAATTTGATACATGAGTACATCATAAAGGAGTAAGGATAATGAATTTTGCCGAGCTGCTCGCATCCGACATTCGCCTGGTGATTTTGCGCGTGCTGGCTGAAGACGGAGATTATTCTCACAATGAGTATGTGCTGAATGACGCGCTCGTGCTGTTCGGACACCGGGTAAGCCGCGACAAACTGCGCACGGAACTCTCCTGGCTCAAAGAGCAGGGCCTCATCGAGACAGAGGATATATCCGGCGTGATGGTCGCCAAACTGAACGCACGCGGCGCTGATGTGGCCTGTGGCGCAGCAACCTGTCCGGGCGTCAAGCGGCCCAGGCCGGAGGCATGATGGCTGCGAAAAAGAAACAACAGCAATCCAGCATTGACCGGCTGCCGGAAGATATCCGGGTGAAGCTGCAGGAATATCTGCGGGATCCGCAATTAACTCAAAAGGAAGCCAGGATCCGGATAAATGAGATCCTGGACGGGACCGACCATCCCGAACGCCTGAGTAAATCCTCGGTGAACCGCTATGCCCAGCGTATGGAAGATGTCGGAGCAAAATTGCGCGAAACGCGCGAGGTGGCCAGGATGTGGATCGGCAAACTCGGCAGCGAGCCCCAGGGTGAAGTCGGGAAATTGTTAAATGAGCTGGTCAGGACGCTCGCATTCCGCGCCGCGATGAAGGCAAGCGAAGCCGACGAAGATGAGCCCATCGATCCGAAGCTCCTGAAGAGCCTGGCTGTTTCGGTTTATCGACTGGAACGTGCCGCCAATGAAAACGCGGTGCTCGAAGATAAGATCCGCAAAAAAACCCTTTTACAGGCCGCAGCCGCGGTGGATGAAGCTGCCCAGGCACAAGGCCTGGACAAAGAGCAGGCGCGCTTCTGGCGCGAAAAAGTTTTGGGAGTGGCTTAAATAAATGACCCTTGCACCCTTAAACGACACCCAGCGCATAATCGACTGGGAGGAACTGCCGGCCAAAGTCCGGGATATACCGGAAGGATTTGATCCGTTGGCGGAAGGCGTACTCATGCGCCATCAGGCCGAGTGGATCAGGATCAAGGCGCCTATTAAAGCCTGTGAGAAAGGGCGGCGCACCGGTATCACCTTTGCCACCGCTCTTGATGACGCCGTCACCATCGGCAGCCGTAAAAGCGCCGGCGGCGACAATGTCTATTACATCGGCGACACCAAAGACAAGGGCCTCGAATTCATCGGTTACATTGCGAAATTTTTGAGGGTGATCGCCGAGGCTCAGGGCCAGGGTGTTTCCGGTATCGAGGAATTTCTTTTTCCTGATCAGGATGAAAAGGGCAATACCAAATACATCGCCGCGTACCGCATCCGCACTGCGGCAGGCTTTCAGGCCGTCGCTCTTTCCTCGCGCCCGGCCAACATCCGGGGATTGCAGGGGAAGGTCAGGATCGATGAGGCGGCTTTTCATGCCGACGTCCAGGGAGTGCTGGATGCGGCCACGGCGCTTCTAATTTGGGGTGGCGAGATCGCCGTCATTTCCACCCACAACGGAAAAAACAACCCGTTCAACCAGCTTGTCCGAGATATCGGAAACGGCTTGTATGGCGATGCGTCCGATGCCCAGGTGTATAAAGTCACCTTCGATGATGCCGTGGCCAACGGTCTTTTTGAACGCGTCTGCATGATGAAGGGCGAAAAGCCCACTCCGGAGGGGAAAAAGAAATGGTACACCCGCATCCGCAATGCTTATGGTCCTCGAACTGCCGCCATGCGCGAGGAGTTGGACGCCATACCTCGTGATTCCGGAGGCATGTGCATCCCCGGTGTCTGGATCGAGCGGGCCATGCCGGAAGCGCGTCCTGTTTTGCGCCTGGTATGCAGCGATGAGTTTGTGAATTTGAGTGATAACGAGCGAAAGAAATGGTGCGAAGCCTGGATCAGGGCGAATATGGAACGGCTTTATGGCATGTTTGCTGAGAACCGGCGATACGTGGCCGGCATGGACTTTGCCAGGCATCGCAATTTCTCAGTGCTCACGCCCCTTGAAATCACCCAGACTCTGATGAGGAAAGCGCCTTTTGTCATTGAGATGCAGAATGTGCCGGTAAGTCAGCAGATGCAGATCACCTGGGCGCTCTTTCATGCTCTGCCCCGTTTCTGCGGCGCGGCGATTGATGCCACCGGGCCGGGTCTGGGTCTGGCAGAGCTGACCGCCGATCATTTCGGCCATACCATGATTCACCAGGTAGATCTATCGCGCAAGTGGTACGGGGCATGGATGCCCAGGATGACCAAAGGGTTTGAGGACGGTATCTATGATCTGCCGCGCGATGAGAATCTCGAAGCCGATGTCAGGGCCGTAGAGATCATCGACGGGATCCCGATGGTGCCCAAGGCAAATCGCAAGGATCTGAAAGATCCTGAGCTTTACCGGCACGGTGATTTTGCCATATCGCTGGTCATGGGAGAATATGCGGCGCTTAATCTTTCTTCCGAATACGCCTACGAGGCGGTTAAAACCCGGGGTGAGGATCGCATTCCGCGCCCGGTCAAAGTTACCGCCGCCCTCGGCGCCGGGAAAGGACTCTGGTAATGGCACTTCTTGACGCATATGGCCGCCCTGTCCGCACTCAGGCGCTTACACGCGAGCACGCGGCTCCGCAGCTTACCGGCATCCGCACCATCTGGACGGAAACGGTGGCCGGCGGACTTACACCGCAGAGCCTGGCCTCTATTTTGCGCAGCGCCGCCGACAACGACCACGGCGCGTATCTCACGCTGGCGGAAGAGATGGAAGAACGCGACCTGCATTATGCCTGTGAACTGTCCAAAAGAAAACTGGCCGTCTCACGACTGCCGGTCACTGTGGAGTCTTACAGCGATGACCAGAAAGACGTCGATCTGGCCGATGCCGTGCGCGGCCTCGTGCGAAAACCGGGTTTCCGCGGTCTCATAAAGGATCTGTTAGACGGGCTCGGCAAAGGTTTTTCCGTTTGCGAGATCCGCTGGGACCGCTCCGGAGCACAATGGAAGCCCAGGGAATACACCTGGCGTGATCCTCACTTTTTCACCTTCGACCAGGTGAGCCGCACCGAAATCCGGCTGCGGGATGATGCCGATCTCATGAACGGGATCCAGCTGGAGCCTTTCTGTTTTATCCGGCATGTTCCCAAAATAAAAAGCGGCATCCCGATACGGGGCGGTATCGCCCGGATTGCCGCCTGGGCTTGGATGTGCAAGGGTTATACGATTAAAGACTGGCTCGCATTTGCAGAGGTATTCGGCATGCCGTTTAGAATCGGCCGCTATGATCCCGGCGCCGGCGAGGAGGATAAGGCTGTTTTGAGAATGGCGGTTGCCAATCTGGGGACAGATGCCGCGGCCATATTCCCTAAATCTATGGACGTCGAATTTAAGGAGGCTCAGAAAGCGGGATCCACGGACTTTTTCCAGCGCCTGGCCGATTATCTCGATGCCCAGGTATCGCGCGGAATTTTAGGCCAGACTGCTACCACACAGGGAACCCCCGGTAAACTGGGCAATGAAGAGGCGCAAAAGGAGGTGCGCGAAGATATTCGCGATGATGATGCCGAGCAGATCGAGGAGACGATCAACCGGGATTTGATTAAGGCATATATCGATCTCAACTTCGGCCCGCAGGAAAACTACCCCACCGTACATCTGCGGGCGTCAAAGCCGGAAAACATCACGGCGCTTTCCGAGTCTCTGGCAAAACTGGTTCCTCTGGGATTGCGCGTCGAGCAGAGCGTGATCCGGGACAAACTCGGTCTGCCGGACCCGGACAAAAGGGCAAAGCCCGAAGATCTGCTGAGGCCGGCGGCTGCGATACCCGATCTCTCTTCCGCGCAAAACAGGGAGACTATTGCACGCAATGCGCAAGCCGCCGATGACGGCGATGCCGGTGACGCGATTGATGCGTTGACTGATGAAGAGCTATCCGACTGGGAGCCGGTCATGACATCGTTGATCGATCCGGTTGAACGGCTCATCGATGATGTGATTGCCCGTGGAGGGACACTGTCCGATCTGCTTGAACGGCTTCCGGAACTTTTTGAAAAGCAGGACCCGGCGGCGCTGACCGATACTCTGGCGACCGCAATGATGAAAGCCCGCGGCATGGGAGATGCGACCGATGAGGTGTAGCCTCAAGAGGTATAGACAATGATCAGCTTTCCCGGACCGGTCCCAAGAGACGTGCTGGCCTTTTTCAGAAACAAAGGCTTTAAGATCGGTTTCGACTACCGGGATGTCTGGCGCTATGAGCATTCGTTTGCGTTTACTGTGGCCAAAGCCATCCAGCTCGATGTGTTGACAGCCATCAGGAGCGCCATCGATCAGGCGATTGCGGACGGACAGACGCTGCGGGATTTCAAAAAGAATTTGACGCCGACGCTTCAAAAACTTGGCTGGTGGGGCCGCAAACAGATGGTGGATCCGGAGACCGGCGAGGTGATCAGCGCGCAGCTCGGAAGCCCGCGAAGGCTCAAGGTGATCTATAACGCGAACATGCGGACCGCCCGGGCGGCCGGTCAGTGGGAGCGGGCACAGCGCACCAAACAGGCGCTGCCCTACTTCCGCTACGGGCTCGGGCCAAGTGAAAACCACCGCCTGCAGCATGCCGCCTGGGATGGGTTGACGCTGCCGGTCGATCATGAATTCTGGTCAAGCCATTACCCGCCAAACGGCTGGGGCTGAAAGTGACGGGTGCGGCAGATCTCCAGGGTGGAGATGACGCGAAGAAACTGGCAGGTGAGCTCCGATCCGGCGGTAAAGAAAGTGGAGTGGGTCAACAAGCGCACCGGAAAGACCGAGATGGTGCCGGAAGGGATCGATCCCGGATGGGACACCAACCCCGGGAGAAAGCGGAAAGAGAACCTGGATAAATACATGCAGGGGAAACTTGCCGATGCCGATCCCAAAATCGCGGAAGCGGCCAGAAAAGATATTGCCGATTATCAAAAAGGAGGAAATTCGTGAGAGGCCCTACAAGCGACGATCTCGGAAAAAGCCACAGGAATGTACCGGGATTCCTTGACACCCATGTTATGACACCTCTTGACACCCTTTACGGGCCGATCCTGATGACTGGCGCTGCCAATTCGGAGCAAATTCCGGATGGGTGCGAGCGACTGGCCTTAAATTTTCAGCTTCCGGCAGATGGCAGCGTGCCCGAATGGATCGAGCTCATACCTCCCGGACAGGTGGTCGCCGGCCATGACGGCCGAACCTGGCTGAACGATAATCCCGACGGCATCGTAACTCATTTTCAGCAGGACGGCCGGCAGCTTCCGCTCGACTGGGAGCACGCCACCGAACTCCAGGCGCCCCAGGGACTCCCGGCTCCGGCCGCCGCCTGGGGCAAAGAGATGCAGGCCCGCGAAGACGGCGCAATCTGGGGCCGCTTCGAATGGACCGACCGGGGGTGGGCCTCGGTAGAGAGCAAAGAGTATCGATATATTTCCCCGGTTTTGATCTATGAAATCGGCAGCGGCCGGATTCGCGGCATCAGCAGCGTGGCCCTTGTCAACAAACCAAACCTTGCGCTTCCGGCGCTAAATCAACAGCAACTTAAAAAAGAAGGAGATTCTACCATGTGGAAAAATTTACTGATCCTGCTCGGCCTGGCCGAGACGGCGACCGAAGAGCAGGCGACCAATGCCGTTAAAAAACTGCAGGGAGACCTGCAAACGGCCCTGAACCGGGCCGAAACCCCGAGTCTTGATAAGTTTGTGCCGCGCGCCGATTACGACGCGGCCGTGGCCCGGGCAACCAATGCCGAGACCAAACTCTCCGAGCGCAACAAGACCGATCTGGAAACGGCGGTCACAGCGGCCGTGGACGGCGCGGTCAAGTCCGGCAAGATCGTCCCGGCCTCCAGGGATTATTATACGGCCATGTGCCGTCAGGAAGGCGGGCTGGCAGAGTTTGAAAAGTTTCTGACAACAGCGCCGGTGATCGGCAAACCGTCAGATCTCGACGGCAAGGATCCGGATAAAGACAAGGGCCTGGCGCTAAACGCCGATCAATCCAAAATCGCCGGCATGTTCGGAAATTCCGCCGAGGATCTGAAAAAATACGGCCGGGCGTAATTAAAGGCAGAGGGCTGAATAAAAAACCAATATTTAAGGAGATAATGACATGCCAATTTTAGCGCAAGATAAAAACACCAGCCGGAGGGACGGGGTAACGATCGGGCTTCCGGCGATTGCCAACGACTGCCTATACGGCGGGAGCAACATCTGTGTAAATGCCGCGGGCTACGCGCTCCCTGGGTCCGACACCGCCGGGCTCGTTTACAAGGGCGTGGCCAATAACCGGGCCGACAACATCGGCGGCGCGAACGGCGCAATCAAAGTGGAAGTTCGCCGACGCGGCCTTTTTCTCATGGAATTTCAAACGGCTATCAGCCTCGCGAACACCGGCGATAACGTATTTCTGGTTGATGACCAACTGGTTGATCTCGCCGCAAATGTGGCGAACCTGATTTTCTGCGGCATCATCGCAGAATTTGTGGACAGCACTCATGCCTGGGTGGATATCGAACCCGCCATCTTGCAGGCCGATGTTGCGACTCACATTGCCGATGGTTCCGGTGCCCATGCGGCCTCGGCAATCGGTATGACTGATGCGGGTAATCATTTCTCTGCCGAGGAAGGTACGGTAGAGCTGGCCCTGCAAAAGCTGGCCAAAACCATCACTATCCCCCTGCCCAGGTTCACAGGCTGGGTGAAAGACGGAACGGACAAGACCATCGTCCTGCCCGCCCTCGAATTGCCGGTTGCCGTAATAGTAAAACGGGCTTATGTCGCCCTGGGAACTGCTCCGGGTGCGGGCAAGACCCTGGCGCTGAAACTCAACACAAGCGCCCTGGTCTCTATCTCCGAGGCGAACGTTGTGGGTGAGGCGGAGGCGCTGGCCATCGCGGTCGCGAAGGATACAGATTTAGTGATCACGGCAAACGAGACAGCAGCCGGGGCCGGAGCGAACTGCGATATTTTTCTCATCGCCCAGGTGGATGACGGAGAATAAACTTTTCCAGGAATCAAAAAGCGGCAGTTTTTTTGCTGCAGGAAGTTTAAAAAACCATCAACAAAGGAGTTTAAAAATGAAAAAATCGATTTACTGCCTGATCGCTTTTGTCATGGGACTGGTTTTCAGCGCCCTGGCAACGGCCGCGCCGTTTGTGCGCACAGAAATTTTCGGAGACCCGGGCGCCACCGGAGATATGTTGTTTTTCGGTATTGCCGGGATGATCGTCAACAAGGCAAACCTGGAGGCGGTATTTTTAAATATAAAGACCACCTTCAACAAAGCGTTTGAGGCTGCACCCAGCCTCTGGCAAAAAACTACCATGAAGGTACCGTCCGGCGGCAGCCAGAACAATTATAACTGGTTGAGCCGTTTCCCCCGTATGCGCGAATGGATCGGGGACAAGGTGGTCAAGGCCCTGGCGGCGTTTAAGTACACTATCGTCAATAAGCCCTGGGAAGCCACCGTGGCGGTCGACCGCGACGACATGGAGGATGACGGCCTCGGCATCTACGGCCCAATGGCCCAGGAAGCGGGCTTCTCGGCCAAGCAATTGCCCGATGAGATCGATGCGGATCTCAAAAACGGCGCATTTGCGGCGGCGTGCTATGACGGCCAGTATTTTTATGACGACGATCACCCGGTCGGAGACGGCGCCGGCGGAACAGAGTCCGTATCAAACCTGCTGACCGTGGCGCTTTCCTGCGCCACCAAGGCCGCCGCGGTAGCAAGTTTAGGCGAGGCCCGGTCCAGAATGATGGCGTTTAAGGATGATGAGGCCCGCCCGCTGGCGATCATCCCCGACATCCTGGAAGTGCCGCCCGCATTGGAAGCCACAGGTAAAACGCTGTGCTATAGCGACAAGCTCGACGACAACAGCCCGAATCCGTACAAGGGAACCGCCGAGCTGGTCGTGAACCCGAGGCTTACATCGACTACCGCCTGGTTCCTGCACTGCGCCAACCGGCCGGTAAAACCCTTTATCTACCAGGAACGGAAAGCGCCGGTCTTTGTGCAGCAGACGACCGAAGCAAGCGACGACGTTTTCATGCGCAAGGAATTTAAATTCGGGGCTGAGGCCAGAGGAAACGGCGGTTACGGCTTCTGGCAGCTTTCGGTGGGATCCACCGGCGCCGGCGCGTAATCGGACGGAGTAAGTTTTATGGATGAACCGGCGGCAGGCTGACTGCCCGGGCCGCCGCTAACAATAATTATCAGCAAGGAGAATACCGATGCCAGTAAGAATTACAGCCAAAAAAGACAAATTCCGTCGCTGCGGAATCGCTCATTCCGAGCAGCCCACGACCTATAAGGACGGGCGCTTTACCGATAAGGAGCTCGCGCGGCTCAAAGCCGAGCCGATGCTGCTGGTGCAGGACGTGCCGGATAACAGCAAAATCGCTAAATCGCCGAAGGCATAGCAGATGTACGCCACCCAGCAGGACATCATAGACCGTTACAGCGAAGAGCAGCTTCTCCTGGCGTTTGACCGGGACGGCGACGGTGAGGTGGATGAAAACGCGGCCGGAGAGAACGTGGCCGAGAAAGCCCTCTCCGATGCCTCCGGGGAGATCGACGGCTATCTTTCCGGTCGCTACAGCCTGCCGCTTCCAACAACGCCCAGTATCCTCACCTTTTTCTGTGTGGATATCGCGCTTTATAAGGGATCGGTCGAAACGGCGGTTACAGAGGAAAAGCGCAAGCGCTATGAAGATGCCGTCAAGTTTCTCACCTTCGTGTCATTGGGGAAAGTCCAGCTCTTTGCGTCAGATCCGACCGCTCCTTCCGGCGGAAGCGGGGCTGCATTTTCAGCCGAGGAAAGGATCTTTACCCGCAACAAAATGAAGGATCTGCGATGAGCGGCGTGGGCCTCGTATACGATTTGAAAGCGATCGAGCGGCTTGAGGAGCGCATTAACGCGATCGCCGGTTTTGACCGCCGGAAGCTTTTGGATCAAATCGGATCGGTGGTGGAGAGCCAGACCAGATACCGGATCGTAAAAGAAAAAACGGGTCCGGACGGCATTGCCTGGCCGGAATGGTCGGAACGATATGCCAAAACGCGCCATGCCGGGCAGAGCAAACTTTTCGGCGAAGGCGAACTGGAGGACAGCCTCGGTTATGCCGTGGCGATCGATGGCAGCCAGGTGGAAATCGGCTCAAACCTCATCTATGCGGCTACTCACCAGGCCGGTGATGAAGACAGAAACATCCCGGCAAGGCCTTATCTCGGGCTTTCTGCCGATAATGAAGAGGATCTTGAGGCGGTAGTCGATAGCTATTTGCGGGAGGTGACGCAATGAGCCTGGTGGATCTGAGAACGGCTGTGATCACCGCCATCCAAACGGCGCTGCCTTCTCTCAAAGAAGTAAAGGCGCACGGCGGAAGATTCAGCCTTGAAGAGCTGAAAGCCGCTTCGGCCCGGGCGCCGTCCGTGCGGGTAGCCTGTCTCGGGTTTTCAGATATCGCCTCAACGGAAGTTGGGGTAAAGGCGCAAACCGTCTGGGGCGCATTTGTGATTGCCGGCGACCAGGCCCAGGCGCACCGCGACGCTCTGGCGCTCACCATCGTTTCGGCGCTGGCACTGCTGGTACCGGGAAACTGCTGGGGACTTGACGCTACGGTCGATCAGGCCAGGCAGGTGCGCGCCGACAACCTTTTTTCCCGGGACCTCGACAAAAACGGCGTGGCCCTGTGGGCCGTCACCTGGCGCCAGGAGGTCGATATTGCGGGAAGCGATCTGACCGAGCTGAATGATTTCGTGCTCTGCCATGTGGACTACGACATAAACCAGGACGGCGGGGTCGATCTGTCCGATGAAATCGAACTGCCGCAATAATTTAAAAGGAGCATCCCATGCCCGAAAAAATCTTTATCAAACCGGCAACCGGTCTACGAATCCGGATGCCCGATAAGCCGAACCGTTTTCTGTCGTCAGACGGCGAAGAGGTCAAACTTTCATCATTCTGGCTGCGCCGGATAAAAGATGGATCGGTCGTTAAAAACCATCTTCCCGAGTCGAAGAGTAAAAAAGAAAAAGGAGGTAGCAAGTCATGACGGTTTCTTTTAACACCATACCATCGAATCTGCGCGTACCATTAGCCTATATCGAGTTTGACAATACACGGGCTGTGGTGGGAACGCCGCAGATCCCGCACAAAATTCTTGTGCTGGGGCAAAAACTTGCGGCCGGCACTGCCGCTGCCGAAGTGCCGGTGCAGATAACCAGCGCCGACCAGGCTGAAGGGCTTTTCGGCAGGGGATCGCAGCTTGCCGCCATGTTTGCGGCTCTGAAAGCCAATAACCGCTACACAGAAAGCTGGGCAATCCCGCTGGCCGATGCAGCCGCAGGCGTGGCTGCCACAGGAACGCTTACCTTCGGCGGGCTACCGACCACCGCAGGCGTTCTTAATCTCTATATCGCCGGGAAGCGGGTGCGGATTGCCGTTGCAGCCGGAGATACTCCGGCAGAGATAGCCGCCGCCCTGGTGACGGTGATCAATGCCGATACGTCTCTGCCTGTAACAGCGGCCGCCGGTGCAGATCCCAATACCCACGTGGTGACGCTGACAGCTCGAAATAAAGGCGAGTGCGGCAACGATATCGATGTGCGCATCAACTATTACCAGGGCGAAGTGCTGCCGGCCGGTCTGACTTGCGTCATCGTCGCCATGGGAGGCGCGGTTGTCGGCGCCGGGAATCCCGACATTGCAGATGCAATTGTGGTCATGGGAGACGAATGGTACCAGACAATTGTAAATCCCTGGACTGATGCGGCCAACATGGCGCTGCTCGAAGCTGAGCTTGCTGACCGATTTTCGGGCGTGCGCCAGATAGACGGCATCGCGTTTTGCGCATTCAGGGGCACTCACGGCGCCACAGGCACATATAGCGATGATCGTAACAGCCCGCATGTGACTTGCCTCGGAACCGGCATCAGTCCGATGCCGGCGTATTTGTGGGCTGCGGCCTATGCAGCGCAGGCAGCCGCTTCCTTGACCAATGATCCGGCCAGGCCGCTGCAAACCCTGGTGCTTGCCGGGATCCTGCCACCGTCCGAAAGCGTACGCTGGACCCAGGAGGAACGAAATCTCCTGCTCTATGACGGCATTGCCACTCATTTTGTGGATAACGGAGGGCTCGTGCGTATCGAGCGCGAGATCACGATGTACCAGACGAACGCTTTTGGTGTGGAGGATCCGAGCTATCTGGATATTACCACTCCGGCAACGCTTTCTTATCTGCGCTACAGTATCCGGGCGCGCATTACCCAGAAATTTCCGAGGCATAAACTCGCCGACGACGGCACCAAGTTCGGGCCGGGCCAGGCGATTGTCACGCCTTCGACGCTCAGAGCCGAGCTGATTGCGCTGGCAAGGGAATGGGAAATCGCCGGGCTGGTTGAAAATCTTGATAAGTATAAGGAAGATCTCATTGTGGAGAGAAACGCCAATGATCGCAACCGCGCCGACGTGCTCGCGCCTCCGGATCTCGTGAACCAGCTCCGGATCTTCGCGGCTCAGGTGCAGTTTATACTATAGGCTGAAGGATAGTCCTTTGCAGCCTCAATAAAGGAGAACCTCATGGCTAAAAAACTTGGGAAAGCCACCATCAAGGTGGACGGCAAGGTGCTCGAAAGCCTGCCGGGAGCAAAGCTTGACGTCGGCGGCGATGAGCGCACTACCGTGGTAGGCGCAATCAAAGTGCAGGGTTTTTTCGAGACCCCCAAGCCGAGCAAGGTGGAGTGCGAAATCACGGTCGGGGCTGAAACGCGCCTCGCTGAGATGCGCGCCTGGGACAATGTGACCGTCTCTTTCGAGTGCGATACCGGCCAGCTCTATGTGGTCCAGGGGGCCTGGCTGACCAACACCCCTGAGATGACGGCCAGTGAAGGCGGCAAGGTGCCGATGACCTTTGAGGGTCCACCGGCAGAGGAGATGGCTTAAAGAGGAACGAACATGGCAACTGTCAAATTTGATTTGAAAGAAGGCATTAAAATCGGAGAGGCCGTTTACATCGCGGCCGAGATCCGCGAAGCGAGCGCCGGCGACCTGATCGATGCGGCCGATGAGAGCGAAAAGCTCATCGCCACCCCGGACGGCTACCAGTTACTGGCAAGCCCGACGCTGGTGGGCTTAAACACGCTGCGCCGCCAGATCGTTTGCATCGGCGATTACAAGGGGCCGCTGACGCTTTCCGAGTTAAAAAAGCTTTCGGCAGCCGATCTCTCGTTGCTCCAGGAAAAGGCGCTGACACTCGAAGATGCCTCGCTTAAAAAGGTAATTGACCGGGGGGAATGATCAGGCGGGCGGTAAAAGAGCAGCTTAGCCCCGGCCTGCTGGTCATTGCCGCCCGCACCGGGTTTACCCGCAGCGAGATACTGAGGCTGTCTTTAAGGGAATTTTTCGAGACCGTTAGAGTCTTTATACCAAGAGAATAGGCTAAAATGGGCGATATCAAAACTTCCATCATTCTCGATCTGGCCGGCAACCTCCAAAGCCGCGCCCGCCAGTTTACCGGTGGCCTGCAGCGCCTCGGGAAACAGGGCTCGGCCAGCATGCGCCTGCTCGGCAGCGGTGTATCGGCCGCCTCACGCGGCCTCGATCGCCTGGGTAGCCGTTACACGGCGCTGATTACTGGCGCAGCCGGCATAGGCGCTGCCCGCATGGTGGGCGATCTTGAAGAACGCTTCGTGCAAATGGGGATTGATGCCAATAGGGGTGCAGAGGAGATGGACGCCCTTAAAAAGCAGATCTTTGATGTCGCCAAGGCGCCCGATATCCGCGTAGATCCGGGCCAGATCACTTCGGCTGTTGAAGAGATCGTTCAAAAAACCGGGGATTTAAAGTTTGCCCAGGAGAATATCCGCAATATCGGCCTGGCCATTAGCGCCACCGGCGCCGAGGGAATAGACATCGGCGGTGTCATGGCCGAATTTCAGAAGATGGGTCTAAGCGCCAAGGAAGCCTTTGAGTCTTTGGATACTCTTAACCTTCAGGGCAAAGAAGGCGCCTTTACGCTGAAAAATCTAGCTGCTCTCGGCCCGCGCGTGGTGACCTCCTATACGGCTATGGGCCGCACCGGGCAAAGCGCTATGCTCGAAATGGGGGCGGCATTGCAGGTCATCCGCCAGGGCGCCGGATCGTCCGAAATGGCGGCGACTTCATTTGAAGCATTAATGCGCGTACTCGGCGATCTCGATAAGGTCAAGGTTCTACAACAAGGCGGGATACAGGTCTTTGACGCTGAGGAGCTGAAAAAGGGCCATCGGGTATTACGGCCGATCAACGAACTTATGAAGGAGATGGTGACAAGATACAAAGGGGACAAGACCATAATTCAGAAAGTTTTAGGCGAAACCGAAGCGGCCCGAGCCTTTAATTCGGTAGTCTCCGAATTTGTCAGAACCGGCGCGGTGGAAAGTCTGGACAAGTTCATGAAATTGCATGGCGATGGCAGCACCCTTATCGGCGATTCTGCCCGCAAAGCCGGCACATTCAACGCGTCTCTAAGAACGCTCTACACCATCTGGCAGCAGTTTGCCGATAAGGAGCTCACCGGTCCGATCAAAAGCCTCACGGCAGCGCTCGACGGATTAAAACCCGGCACTGTCGAAAGGTGGCTCAACATCGGAAAATACATTATGCTCATCGCCGGCGGACTGGTGATCGCCAACAAGGTGGGCCGGGGAATCGCCGGCGCTTATAAGCTGGGCAAGGGCATTTTCGGAAAGGGCGCAGGCGGGGGTCTGGCCGGAGCTGCAGGCGGTGCGATGGCGCCGATCCCGGTCTATGTGGTCAACAAACACCTTTCGATGCTGCCGGGAAAAGACGGCACTTTCGGCGGCCCAGGGGGAACCGCTGGAGCTGAGGGCAAAATCATGGGCGTGCTGGGCAAAGCAGGCGCCTTAGCCGCGGTCGGAGCGATCAGCTATGAACTCGGCGGCTATTTGAATCAGGGACTCGGCGCGGTCTCCGGATGGATGACCAAGGGAAAGCACGGGGGCGAAGGCTGGCTGGGGGATATGCTTTATGATGCCATCCATGGCGCAAAGGCCAAACCGGTGGAGGTAAACGGAACAATTGAGGTCGGCGTTACTGATGACAGAATAAAGGTCAAGGGAATCCGCAGCAATAAAAGCGGCTTAGACATTGATGTCTACAGCGGACTGACGATGGTGGGGCCATGAGCTGGAAAGAAAATCTTTTAGCGGGCAGTTTCCGGGACGTGCCGTTTTTGACCGAGGCATCCGAGGCTGAGGTCGGCAGGAGAACGGCCCTGCACGAATACCCGCTGCGCGACAAGCCCTATGCCGAGGACATGGGCCGAAAGGCCAGGCGCTTTACCCTCGATATCTATGTGCTGGGAAAAGAGTACATGGCCGGCCGCGACGCCCTGATCAACGCGTTTGAAAAGGCGGGGCCCGGCATCCTGGTGCATCCTTATCTGGGTGAGATGACCGTCACCGTGATTGAGGCGCGCGGGCCGCGTGAAAGCACCCGCGAAGGCGGCATGGCGCGTTTTAGCGTGACATTCGTTGAGGCCGGCGAAGCCCTTTTCCCAAGGACTAAAGCCGATACCGTTGCGGACGTGCAGGATGGTGCCGATGATACCATGCTTGATACCGAAAGCGAATTTGCCGGGAGTTTTGACGTAACCGGCCCGGAGTATCTTTTCGAAGACGCCAAAACGCTTATCGGCTTCGCGACCGATCAGCTCGATGCGCTGCAGAAGATGCTGCCGGGAGTCCCCGAGACGGTGACAGCGTATGTGGCCAAACTCACAAGTTTTGCGGCCAGGACCGAAGCCCTCATCCGCGAGCCTGCCGACCTGGCTATGGAAATATATGGCCTGATCAGCGATCTGGCGCTGCTCCCCGACCGGCCGATCCGGGCGTTTAATGCCTACCGGCAATTATGGGACGCGCTTACCGGCGAGCGCGAAATAGCTCAGACGACAGCCGGCCGCACGCAACAGGCGGCCAATCAGGCAGCGGTACAGCGCCTGGTGCAGCGTGCCGCCATCGTTGAGGCGGTGCGAACGTCGGCTGCAATCGAGTTTGAAAGCTACGACGACGCCATTGCCGTCCGCGACGAACTGGCGGATAAACTTGATGGAGAGATGGAGACGGCCGGGGATGAAGTTTATGCGGCTCTGGCCGATCTGCGCGTGGCAATGGTAAAGGACATTTCAGTCCGTGGCGTGGATCTCGCCCGCATATCACAGTACGTGCCGGCAGCGACCCTGCCCGCGCTGGTCATTGCGTACTATCTTTATGACAATCCTGAACGCGCCGAAGAGATCATTGCCAGAAACCATATCCGCCATCCGGGTTTTGTGCCCGGCGGCGTTGCCCTGGAGGTTTTGACCGATGCCTGACGTAATTTTGACGGTCGGCGGAAAAGAATATAGCGGCTGGAAAGAAGTCTCGATCCGGCGAGGCATCGAACAGATCGCAGGCACATTCGAGCTCTCGGTGACCGACCGCTGGGCCGGCCGGGAGCAGATGTGGCCGATCGAGAAAGGCGCCGAGTGCACGGTAAAATCCGACGCTGAAACGCTTATTACCGGCTATGTGGATGATGTCCTGCCTCAGTTTGATGCCGGCCAGCACGGGGTAACAGTCGTTGGCCGCGACAAGACCGGCGATCTGGTGGACTGCAGCGCGATTGTAAAAAGCGGGGAGTGGAAAGGCCGCACGCTTTTGCAGGTGGCCAGAGATATCGCCAGGCCCTTCGGAATAATTGTGCGCGCTGAAACCAATGTGGGGACGCCCTTTAAATCGGCGGCGCTCCAGGAAGGAGAAACCGCTTTTGAGGCATTAGAGAGAGCCGCCCGCATGCGCGGGGTGCTCCTGATCTCAGATGCCCAGGGCAGCCTGGTAATCACCCGGGCCGGAACCGCGCGCATCTCTACGGCACTGGTCCAGGGAGAAAACATCCTTTCCGGCCGGGGCGCTTTTTCCATGCGGGATCTCTTTTCCACCTACATCTGTAAGGGGCAGGACGTCGGATTTGATACGAGTACCCCCGCGCAGAATGCGGGACCAAAAGGCGAAGCAAATGATGCGAACGTTCGCCGCTACCGGCCGCTGATTATCGTGGCTGAAGATATCGCCACTACCAAGGGCCTGAAAGACCGGGCGCTCTGGGAGGCGGCTGTCCGGATGGGGCGCAGCGCCCGGCCCACGCTTACCGTGCAGGACTGGCGTCATAATGACGGTCTGTGGCTGCCCAATCACCTGGTGAAGGTCGTCTGTCCCTATCTGTATCTCGATACGGAGATGCTGATCGTGGCGGTTGCCTATCGCATCAATGAAGCAGGAACCACTGCCGAAATCGAGCTGTGCTCGCCGGACGCATTTAAACTTCTGCCGGTGCCCGAAAAGGATGGCAAATGATAGCGCGCATCGTGGCTAAACTTATTGGACCCATCGCCAGAAGGGTGCGCCTGATCGCCCGCCGGGCAGTGGTGACTCTGGTGTATGACGATCCCAAAATGCAGGAACTCCAGCTTGCTATTTTCTCCGGCGAGGTACGTGATCATGTGGAGCGTTTTGAAGACTATGGTTTTACAAGCCATCCCTTTCCTGAAGCCGAGGCCCTGGTGCTGGCGCTCGGCGGGAGCACCAATCACTGTGCGGTGGTAAAAGTGGCGGATCGCCGCTACCGTATCCGCGCAATTGCGCCGGGCGAGGTGGCCTTATATGACGATCAGGGCCAGGTGATACATCTAAAAAGAAACAAGACTTTGCATGTGTATGGTGTCGATCACCTGATTGCCGATATCGCAGCAAATGCGGTGCTGACCTGTCCGGAAGTTACGATCACTGCGACAACAAAATGCCAGGTAAACAGTCCGCAGGTTAATCTCGGCGGCAACCGCATTGAGCTGAGGCGTCTGGTCGATGAGCGTCTGATCGCAATTTTCAATAGCCACACACATCCGGGCGATTCCGGAGGCACTACCGGCGCACCGAATCAGGCGCTTTCCACCGGCAACACCTGCACCGACAAAACGAGGGCGCTCTGATGGACGTTCAAATCTCTTTTGATGGATTTTTTGATATCGGTCTTTCCGGCGCGGATCTCGCTAAAGACGATGGACTCCGAACCGCCGTAGTGGTGAGCCTTTTTACCGACCGGCGCGCAGATCCGGATGATCCGCTGCCGGACGGCAGCGATGACCGGCGCGGCTGGTGGGCCGATGCCTATGCCGATGTTGACAATGACCTGATAGGCAGCAAGCTCTGGCTGCTGTCGCGTGCAAAACAGACCCGGGAAACTGCGCGGAAGATTGAAACCTATGCCCGCGAATCTCTTAAGTGGCTGATTGATGACGGAGTTGCCGGCGCCGTCAGCGTCAGCGCCGAATGGCTCAGGATGGGAGTGCTTGCAATGGAGATCGAAATCAAACGGCCGGATGGAAGCCGGCTGAACTTCACCTTTAAGAACTTCTGGGAGGCCATGTATGCCGTTTAGTCGCCCGCTGTTGACCGATCTGATCGGCCGCATTGCCGCCGATATCGAGAGCCGCCTGACCGGAGCAGATGCCAAACTCAGGCGAAGCTTTTTGAATGTACTGTCCCGCGTGATGGCCGGCTCGGCCCATGGGCTGTATGGGCATCTTGATTTTCTGGCAAAGCAGATCATACCGGACACCGCCGAGGCCGAGTACCTGGAGCGCTGGGCTTCGATCTGGGGAATATTCAGAAAACCGGCTGCCGCCGCCCGGGGAGATATCACCTTTTCGGGTACTGACGGGGTGACGATCCCGGCCGGCACTGTTTTGCAGCGCTCGGACGGGGCTGAATTTTCAACCGATGCTGACGGGACAGTTGCAGCCGGAACAACTACTGTCGCCTGCACGGCCGCAGCAGCCGGCGAGGACGGGAAAACCCCGGCCGGCAGCCAGCTCACTCTGGTAAACCCGATCGCCGGCATCGATGCAACTGCGCTGGTGGAAACGGAAGGGCTCTCAGGAGGCGTCGATGTCGAAGCCGACGCAGCGCTGCTGGTGCGACTGCTGGCCAGGATACAGCAACCGCCTCATGGAGGCGCCGAGTTTGATTACGAAGCCTGGGCGCTGGAGGTGGCCGGTGTAACGCGCGCCTGGGTCTATCCGGCCGAACTCGGGCTTGGCACGGTAACCGTGCGCTTTATGATGGATGACGCCTATGCCGACGGCATTCCCCAGGCGGCCGATGTGGCGATCGTTCAGGCCTATCTTGACACTGTGCGCCCGGTGACGGCCGATGTGACCGTCGTGGCGCCGGTGGCGGTCCCGCTGGCGCTGACGATCGAGCTGACGCCTAATACGGCGGCCGTACAGGAAGCTGTGGAAACGGAAATAAGAGACCTGCTGCTCCGGGAAGCCATACCCGAAGACGGAAACGGCGCGGGAACGATCCTGCTCTCCCACATCAGAGAAGCCATCAGCATCGCGGCCGGCGAAACAGATCATGTGCTGGTAAGCCCTGTTGCCGATGTAATTCATGATCAGGGTGAAATTGCCACTTTGGGAGTGATCACATGGGCATAGACGCCGCCGGATATCTTTCCCATTTGCAGGCCCTGCTGCCCACCGGAGCGGCGTTTACGCGCGAGCCCGATGCGGCGTTGACCCGGTTGCTGACAGCCCTTGCCGCCGAGCTTTGTCGCGTGGATGCAAGGGGAGACGATCTGATCGCCGAGGCCGATCCGCGTACCGCAGTCGAACTGCTGACCGATTGGGAGCGGATCACCGGACTGCCGGATACGTGTATGGGCCAGCCCGATACGGTGGCCGCCCGCAGAGCGTTTATTCTCAGCAGACTGACCGGCATCGGCGGACAGAGCCGGGCCTATTTCATCGATCTGGCTGCCGCAATCGGATTTACGGTAACCATTGCCGAATTTCGGCCATTTACCGCCGGTAGCTTGGCTGGCGATCCGGTGACAAACGGCGAGTGGATCTTTGCCTGGCAAGTGAATGCGCCCGAGACCACGGTATTATATCATTTTTTTGCCGGCAGCAGTGCCGGCGAGGCGCTTAGGAGCTGGGGAAATGAGCTTCTGGAATGTGTGATAGAACGGCTAAAGCCGGCTCATACTCATTTAATTTTCACATACGGAGGATAAAACAATGCATCGAATCGACGCAGCTGGAGCTACCGCTGAAAATCTTTTTACCGAAGGCAATCCGGTTTTAGGAATACCGGCTACCGAAGTTTCTGATGACTGGCTGAACGATATGCAGGAAAATGTCGCTCAGGCTATCGAGGCTGCCGGAATCGTTTTGGAAAAAGGCATTTATGATCAGTTAGCCGACGCCATAACAGCATTGGCCGGCGCGGCCATACCGGTAGGAACCGAATTTTTGTGGCCGTCGGAGACGCCGCCTTCCGGATTTTTAGAGGAAAACGGCGCATCGCTTGTACGTGCGACATATCCGGGTCTGTTCGCCGCGATAGGCACCATGTACGGAGCAGCCGACGGTACACATTTCAATCTTCCCGATGCCCGGGGACGGTTTCCCCGCATATGGGCGCATGGGCAGACGACGGATCCTGATCGTGCTACCAGGACGATCCCCGCGGCTGCCGGAGCAACTATCGTAGCCGGTGACCACGTTGGGACGAATCAGGCCGACGGTTTTAAGAGTCATCAGCATGTAGTCGAAGTTGGCCAGGCGTCAGGCGGGGCTTTGTCCTATATACATTACTCAAGCTATTGTTCGTACATTGGAGCTGTTGCCACAACACTTGTGGGTGGCAACGAAACACGAGGGATCAACACCTATAGGATGATGATCATTAAAGCGTTTTAGAGGAGAAAAATTATGAAAATATACCATTATAATCCGGAGACAAGGGAGCTTTTGGGCTGTTCGGAAGCAGCGATGGATCCCCTTGAAACACGGGCGCAAGGCAAAACTGTGTATCTCGTGCCGGCAAGCGCCGTCATGCTCGAACCGCCCGAGGCGGAGGAGGGCAAGGCAAGGGCCTTCATCAACGGCGAGTGGGTCCTGATCGATGATAACCGTGGAAAAAAGATTTATAACACTTCGGATGCGGCTGAGACCGTACATGAAGCGCTTGGCGCAATTCCGGAAGGTTTTACGAGCATGGTTCCGTGCGACTATCCCCGGTGGGATGGGGAAAAGTGGGTGGAGGATCAGGATAAAAAGAAAGAGGCTGAAAACGCCGTGGTAAAAGCCCGCCTCGAAGATGTCGACCTGAAATCGATCCGCTCGATCCGGGAATGGATTGTAACGCAGCCGGATGCCCCGGCATATTTAAAGGATTACGAGTCACAGGCTGTAGCAGAGAGGGCTAAGCTGGCAGGATCTGATTAAAAAGTCCGCGGACAGCATTCCAGGGAGCACCACCTCCCCAAACCAGGCGCTGTAAACGCCAGACGGGATGACCCGCTGCCATCCGCGCGGTAAGAACGGAAAGGCTATAGCAGGGTTACTCCCATAAATCAATTTTGGGGAGGACCGATGAACAGTTTTTTAGCGTATATGGGTGGAAAGTCGTTGCTGGCGAATAAGATCATCCCAAAGATACCTCCACATAAATGCTATGTGGAGGTATTTGCGGGTGCGGCTTGGATGTTGTTTAAGAAAGAAGAGGCCAGATCTGAGGTGGAGATAAAAAAATGACATCAATTTGGATTTGGTGGTTCTGTACCGGGTAATTAAGCACCACTTAGATGAATTTGTCCGATATTTTAAATGGATATTGGTATCACGCGATGAGTTTGCCAGATTCAGGGCAGAGAATCCCGAAACCCTTACAGACATACAAAAGGCGGTTCGGTTTTATTATTTACTGAAGCTCGGCTATGCGGCCAGGATTAATAACCCGTCGTTTTCAATTGCTACGACATCGAGGCCGAGGCTAAACCTGCTGAGGATAGAGGAGGAATTGTCGACGATTCATCTTCGCCTGGCGAGGGTTTATATCGAAAATAAAGATTATTCCGAGATATTATCCCGATTCGACAAGCCCGACACGTTCTTTTACATAGATCCGCCCTATTATGGATGCGAAGATTACTATGGTAAAGGGATATTCGGCCGTGACGATTTTTTAAAACTTCGAGACATCCTGGCCGGTATAAAGGGCAGGTTTATTTTATCGATTAACGACGTTGGTGAAATAAGGAACCTCTTTAAGCAGTTTCATATCGAAGGCGTCGCAACAACATACAGTGCCGGCGGCGCAAATAAAAAGAAGAAGGTGACAGAGTTGCTGATAATGAATTTTAAACCGTCGGCCGGAAAGCAGGCTCTAGACGCCCATATATAAAGGAAGGGCTTTTTTCTGGAGTCCGTGCTATTTATTCAAACGTACTTTGACCATGTCAAGCAATCTGGCGCGGCGACTTATCGCACTTTTTTTCGCTAAGTTATCTCGCCGCGCTTTATT